GAGTGGCAGGCCCGCCTCGACGCCGCGAACCGCATGCTCGGACTGCTCGACGCGGATGAGCAGTCCCCGCCGCCACAGCAGTAGGCCCCGCGCCGCGGCCGCCGGCGCCACGTCAGAAGCGGCTCACGTGGGGCCGCTACAAACCGCCCCACAAAACCCCCGAAAGCCCCGCCGTGAACACACCGGCGGGGCTTTCCCACACCCCCAGGAGGACCAGTGCTCGAGGTCGACACACTGCTCAACCCAGACCTCGAACTCCCCCTCGGTGACCGCACCATCCGCGTACCCCCACCCACCGCCCACGACGGCCTCTACATCCGCCGGCAAATGCTCACCACCGGCGGATACCTACCCGCAGACCTCGAACTCGCAGCGATACGCCGCATCCTCGGCGACACCCAGTACGCCGAGTTGAACGAAACGGTGGACGAGGCCGCGTTCCTGCACATCGGACGCACCGCGCTCTACCACTGGTGCGGCAGCCCCACCGTCGCCGCCACCTACTGGAACCGCACCCCACCCGAACCCGACCCAGAACCCGAACCGGTCGACGAATCCGCCCCCGGCTACCTCGGCCCCGACGACCCCGGTGGCGGGCCGATCATCGACGCGAAGAACGGCATCCGGGCATGGTTCAACCCACCCAGCAAAGCCCCCAAGCCGGTGGCGACTACGGGCGGGTTCGAACTGTCGTGGCGGGACATGCTCGACTGCTGGCACACCGCCGCACTCGACCTGCAAACCGTCTACAACGTCGACGTCGAATCCGGCATCCTCCACCAGCGGCCCTGGCCGTGGCTCGAGCACCGCCTACAGGCGCTCGCCACCACCCCCGGCACACGCCTGCACACCGCGATCGCCACCCGAGTCCGCCGAACCGACCAGTAAGGACCCTTGACTGTGCCGCAGTTGCGCGACCTCGCCGACTTCCACGACCCCCACCTCTATCTCCCCATCCAGGGCAAGCGCTACAAGATCGCTGCCCCGCCCCGCGCCCGCGCCCTCGAACTGCGGGCATTGATCGTCGACACCGCACTCACCGCGGAGCAGGAACGCGACGCCTACGAGGCCCTCCTCGGTCCCGCACTGGCGGAGATGGAAGCCGACGGCCTCCCGGATCCGTGGATCGCTCATGCCGGCCGTACCGCGCTTCTGCATTTCGGTGGGAACGCGAGGTTGGGTGCCGCGAATTGGCATCTGGCGCAGTTGGCGGACGTCGTCGACACCCACGCGCTTTTGGCGAATGCGAAAGCCGACGCCGCCACCGCACCGAAGTCGGGCCCGCCGCGGAAGAAGCGGCGCCGCAGATAGCCACCCCCGATCGGGGGTGTTCATCCACCCGAAGGGGACTTGATTCATGGCTGTGAATGTCGGCGAACTCTACGCAGAACTCCGACTCGACGCCGACCAGTTCACCCAGGGCCTGCAGGCCGGGCAGCAGGGGCTCGGTTCCCTGTCCGATGCTGCCCGCCGGGCGGCGCAGGCTGCACAGTCGTCGTCCGATGAGCAGGTCCGCGCCTACGGCCGGATGCGGCAGGCCGCCGATCAGGCAGCTCGTGCTGTGGAGCAGGCCCACGACCGTGCCGGGGAGGCTGCAGAACGGGTCCGGCTCGCCGAGGAACGCCTCGAACAGGCCCGCCGTGACGGTGGCGACGTGGCGCAGGCTCAGCAGCGTCTGGTGGCTGCGCAGCGTGATCAGCAGCGCGCCGCCGAGCAGACGACGGCCGCGGTCGAACGTCTCGAGGCGGCGAACCGGCGGGCCTCCCGGTCGGCTCAGGACATCGACTTCGAACGGGTTGAGCGGGAAGCCCGGCAGGCAGCGCAGGCCACGCAACAGGTCGACGTGCCCTCCGGGGTGGCCGGCAGGGTGCGGGACATCGGCTCCGCGCTGGGGGATCTGTCGGGGCGGGTGTCGAGCTCGGCCGGTTCGGGTGCGGGGTCGAACTTTGTGTCCGGCTTCTCCGACCGCATCGGCAACCTGGCATCGAATACCGGCCCGATCGCTGGTTCGTTGCTCGGTGTCGTCGCATTGGGGTTGGCTGCGGGTGCGGCGTTGGCCGCGGCGATCGAAGACGGCATGTCCGCGGAGAAGAACCGCGACCTGTTCCAAGCACAGACCGGCGTCACCGAAGCGCAGGCCCGCAAGTTCGGGCTCGCCGCCGGTGAGGCGTATGCGGATGCGTACGGAGAGTCCGTGGAGGCCAACCTCGGCACCGCGAAAGCGGCCTTGGCGAACGGGCTGCTCGACCCGGGCGCCACCCAGCAGGACGCGGAGAAGATGATCTCCTCCCTGGACGGTGTCGCCACCATCCTAGGCGAGGACATCCCCCAGGTGGCGCGGGCCGCCGGCAACGCCGTCAAGTCCGGATTCGCCGCCGACACCCAGGACGCTCTCGACCTCCTGGTCAAGGGCTCCCAGATGGGGCTGAACGCCTCGGAGGATCTGCTCGACACCATCATCGAATACTCGGTGCAGTTCGAGAAGGTCGGCCTGACCGGGGCACAAGCCTTCGGTCTGATGAATCAGGCTGTGCAGGCCGGTGCCCGTGACACCGACACCGCCGCGGACGCCATCAAAGAATTCGCTATCCGGTCGATCGACGGGTCGAAGGCCGCCGCGGAGGCGTACCAGGCTCTTGGGTTCAACGCGGAGGACATGACCGCGAAAATCGCCCGCGGCGGCGCCGAGGGCGCTGAGGGTATGGCGGAGCTGCTGACCCGGATCCGGGAGACCGAGGACCCGGTAGTGCGCAACGCTGTCGCGGTCGGACTGTTCGGCACCAAAGCCGAGGACCTCGGCAACGCCATGAGCGCGCTTGATCTGAGTACCGCGGTGCAGTCGATGAACGACTACGAGGGCGCCGCGTCTCGGGCTCTGCAGGTGATGAACGGCAACGCCGCCACCTCGGTGGAAGGCGCGATGCGGTCCATTTCGACCATCGCCGACAGCATGAAGGCCGCCCTGGCCGAAGCCTTCGGACCCTACATCCAGGAATGGGCCGACAAGGTCTCCAACAACCGGGCCGGGGTCGTGCAGTTCTTCCTCGACGTCGGCAACGGCGCCTTCGAAGGCGCCCGGGCCGTCCTCGAGTTCGCGGCCGGCGGTATGCGCGGGCTCGCGGAATTCGCGGACGCCTCGACGGACATGTCGGTGACGTTCCTGCGCGGGCTTGCCGACATGACCTCCGGAATGTCCGCGATGGGCGGGCTGCTGGGCACCCTGATCCCTGGTTTGGGGCCGTTCCTCGGCGGGATCGGGGACATGTCCGACAAGCTCAACAACCTCGCCGACGCCGCCGAAGCCGGAGGCAACGGCGTTGCGGACGGACTGCGCACCGGCGCCGACTTCATCGAAGGCACCCTCGTCCCCGGACTGGACACCGTGCAGGACCGGTTCAACGAATTCGGTGAGGGTGTGAAGAACTCGGCAGGGTTCAACGATGCTCTCGCCAAGGTCGACGGCGTCATCTCGAAGGTCGGTGTCGGTATCGATGGTGCCACGTTGAAACTCGAGGGGTTCACCGGCGCCATCGACCGCAACAACGCCGCCCAGGTGGCTATGGACAACCAGGTGCGTGGCCTGGTCGGGGCGATGCAGGAACAGACCCGCGCGGGCCTCGAAGCCGGGGCGACGGTCGAACAGCTCACCGGCAACTACCACGCCCAGCGTGACGCCCTGTTGTCGCAGTTGATGGCGACGGGTATGTCGAACAAGGCGGCCCTGGACTACATCAACACCTTGGGTTTGACCCCGGATCTGATCGAGACGCAGATCAACCAGCCTGGCATGCCGGACGCGCAGTACGCGCTGGATGTGCTGCACGAGAAGGTCATCGGGGTTCCCACCTCGAAGGAAATCCACACCACCGCCCTGACCAAGGATGCGATCGACACCCTGACCGCCCTCGGGATCCGGGTGGAGGAGCTGCCGGACGGCACGTTCCGGGTGTTCGCCGACACCGAAGAAGGCGAAACGCATCTGCAGAACTTCATCAACCGTGAGCGGTTCGCCACGGTGAAGGTGAAGGTGCATTACGACAATCTCGCCGCCGCGAACGATCGCATCATCGCAGAGGCGGCGGCCGCGGCCGCTCCGGGCGGGGACGGGTATGTGCGGTACGCCGACGGCGGTATCCGGATGGAGAAGTACGCCGACGGCGGCAGCAAGTTGCCCGACGGTGCTGTCATTCAGGCGCCTCGTGCTCGCCTGGTGCAGTGGGCCGAACCCGAAACCGAAGGCGAGGCGTTCATCCCCCTCGCCGACTCCAAGAGGCCCCGCTCCCTGGCGATCCTGGGGGAGGTGGCACGCCGGTTCGGCATGTCGCTGATCGACGAAGGTCAGGCCCGGGTCCGTGAGGACATCCGCAACATGTTCGACCCGGCCACCATCGCCAAGCGGGAGTTTCGCAACATCTTCCAGGGCGACCCGAAATCTCTGACCGACCAGACCGACCCCACGGGATGGCGGGCTCTGCTCGGTGGGGACTACAACGGCAAGCTGTCCCGATACGGCATCCAAGAGGATCACCCTCTGGTTGCCGCGGTGTTGGGCACACGCTCGTTCCTGGTGGACGGGGACTACACCGCGAACCTGCACGCTGGTCTCGGGTTGCATGAGGATTCGGCGCCGGTGGACATCGCGTTCGGTGTGCGCAACATGCTCGCCAAGGGCGACTACGACGGGTCCCTCGCCAAGTACGGGGTGCAGGAGGATCATCCTCTGACCGATGTGCTGCTCGGCGCTCACCGGGCCCTGTACGGGCAGTCGTACGCGGACGGCGGCATCGTCGAAGGATTGACGTCGTTGGCGGCGAAGGTCGCCCCCGAACTGCAGGTCACGTCCAGCTATCGGGACTCGAGCGATCATCACGGGTCGGGGAAGGCCGTCGATTTTTCGAACGGCTCCGGCAACACCGACGAGATGCTCGCCTGGGCGAACTACCTGGCGGACAACTACCAGGACCAGTTGCTCGAGCTGATCTACGACGACCCCCGGTTCGACCGCAACATCAAGAACGGCAAGATCGTCCCCCGCGAGTTCTATGCCGGCGCCGGGGATCACACCAACCATGTGCATGCCGCGATGTCGGTGCCGCCGCAGAGTGTGGCGGTGGACGAACGCCCGAAGGCGATCGGCGCGGACAAGCTCACCAGCAAGCAACGCAACGTCGATGCGGTCATCGCCGAAGGTAAGCGGCGTGGGATGTCGGATCAGGCGATCCGGTCTGCGGTGGCAACGATGCTGGCGGAGTCGAACGGGGAGAACCTCGCCAACGAGGCCGACCCCGAGTCGCTCAAGTACCAGCATGACGGCCTGGGGTCGGATCACGATTCGTCCGGTGTGTTCCAGCAACGCAACAACGGTGCTTGGGGCACAGCCGAGGACCGCATGGACCCCACCCGGGCGGCGGGGATGTTCTACGACCAGTACGCCAAGGTCGACGGGGACTCCATGTCTCCGGAGGCCGCGGCGCAGGCCGTGCAGCGGTCCGCGTTCTCCGACGGGTCGAACTATGCGGCCAAGCTCGACGAGGCCGATCAGCTGATTGCGGAGTCGGGGCAGCGTGGATCGCTGGACTCGTCGTCGGGGTTCCCCACGGACTCCAAGACCGATTCGTTCGCCACGGGTGGTGTGCAGGACGTGCGGGTCACGAACTGGCCGTCGTCGCTGCTGGATCCGGCGCCGCTGCCCGGCACCGATCAGGCCACGAAACCGGACGAGCGGAAAGGCCACGGGTTCGCTCTTGCGTACTACCGCGACGGCGGCATGGCCGAGGACCATTCGGCGCAGATCGCCCCCGCCGGTTCGTGGCGGGTGTGGGCCGAGGAGGAAACCGGCGGCGAAGCCTACATCCCCTTGGCTCCCTCGAAGCGAGCTCGCTCCACCAGCATCTTGCGGCAGGTGGCGCACCGGTTCGGCATGCAACTCATGGCCGACGGCTCGTTCATGGCCCCCAACGACCCGGCATTCGACCCGGGCGGATCGAAGCATCACGACACGGTGCAGGCCTGGCTCGGCACCGACGCAGGTGGTACCGCGTCGCTGTCGACGATCGACCAAGCGAATCCGGCGGATGTGGCGGCGCAGAACGCCTACCGCGCCGGGGTCGGCATCTTCGGTGGCGCCATGGCCCTGGTCGACCTGATCCAAGGGTTGATGGGTGGCGGTGTGATCGGCACCGGCATCGACATCGCCGAAGGGATCCGCAAGGCGATCGAGGACAAGGTCAAGGAGCAGGCCGGGCCGGGTGGTGCGAAGCCGCTGGGCAATCCGGATCCTGCCGCGGATGCGACGCGGGTCGGTGCCCAGTTCTACGGGCCGGTGACCATCACGGACCCCGAGGGGTTCATCAAGGACCAGCTACGGGCAGCCCGCAATCAGTTGGGCGTCTGACGCCATTCAGGAGGTTTCGTGATCCCCGATGTTCTGAACTTCACGTGGATCGGGGTCGACAACACACGCTGGCCGTTCGGTGAATGCGGCATCGACCTGTCGAAAACCCCTCAGGGGTTGGGCGGTGCCGCATTCACCCACCTGTGGCAGAACAACGCCCGACAGCTCGGTCGCACCTGGAAGGGCATGACGAACGAACACATGGAAATCGTGTTCGACATCATCGTCCGGTCCGGGCGCACCGAATCGTTCTGGCGTGAATTCCACTCCACCTGGCGGGACTCGCTGGGCCGAGGTGACCGCAAGGGCACATTCCTGGTCACCTCGACCGAACGCGGCCACTGGTGGGCCGACGCCCGGTTGGGGCAGGCCATCCAAACCGACGACTGGCAGAAACCCGGCGTGCTCGGGGAGGCATCGGAGCGGATCGTGTTGTTCTCCGACTTCACGTTCTGGCGCGGGGTCGACGAGGTCCGCACCTTCAACGTCGCGGACCTGTTCGCCCCCACCCGCATGCAGAACCGCGGCGACCAGCCGGTGTGGCTGAAATACGAACTCACCGGCCCCGGCCAATGGCACGTCGGGGTCGACGGGGAAGTGGTGTCGCTGCCGCGGATCGGGCCCGGCCAGAAGTTGCTTGTCGACACCGACATCGAAGACCCCCGCATTCACCTCGGTTCCTGGACGGGGGAGTCGATGTGGGGCGAGATGGGTGACCAATTTTTTTTCAAGAAGGCCCCCGCGACACCGCTGGTCGACCTGCATCTGGTCTGTGACGGCGGCATCAACGGCCGATCGAAGGCGACGGTGACGCTGTCGCCGCTGAGGGAGCGTGCATGGTAGCCCTGCTCACGAACGAGCCGGCGCCACTCGACATCCGCATCCACGAGAAGGAATACACCTCCAACGAACCCATCGGCGGGTATGTGGGATCCGAGTTCACCTGGAACCGCAACACCCCCGACAAGGGCAAGCTGATCGTGCAGGGCAATCACCGGCACGCCCGGGACCTGATGGCGTGCGTGGAGACGGTCGTGCCGATCACCACGATGGTGAACGGGAAACGCTGGTCCGGGCGGGTGACGGACTTCGAGTTCACCGGTCCCGACAACAGTCTCCTCTCGTGTGACCTGACCGGGGATCTGCGGATGTTGGGTGGAATGCTGGCCTACCCGAACAGTTACCTGCCGGAGTGGATCCAGTTCCCCCCGCAGGACATCTTCATCGGCGGCGCCCGACCAGCCCTGTCGAGCTACGTGTACAAGGCCGCGAACCGGGCCCGCCTGCCGATCGTGACCACCCCCTACAACTTCTGGGACGCCTCCGAATTCGTTGTCATGGCCGCCCGCATGGACCCGCTGGACGAACTGTTCTCCCAGGTATTGAAGGACGCGGACCAGCAGGCGGAGATGAACATCTGGCTGCCCGGGGATCCGCAGCCGTTCCCCAACCGGTACACCATGTTCCGACCCTCGCTGCTGTGGGCGATGCGGGACAAGCGGATGATGACCGACCACATCCAATGGTCGGTGCAGGGCGGCGGCATCAAGGACTACCGGGTAGCCGGCAAGCACCCGTCCGCGCACACGGTGATGGTGGGCGGCAAGAGCCCGGACATCATCAACACGATGATCCGTGAAGCGGTCAACATGCTGATCGCCGCGGCGCTCGCCCTGATCGGGTTGCCGTTCCTCGGTTCCATCGGCGGGTTGCTGGACGACATTCTGTTCGCGTTCAACCGGTTCGTCGACTACGAACGCAAGGCCGCGCTGGGGTTGTTCGGGTGGCCGGAGTCGTTCGCCCCCGCCGCCGCGGGCGCGTTCACCCTGGATGCCCTGCAGGCTGGGTTGCAGCATTTGAAGGACACCGCCGGCACCACGAGTGTGACGTTCACGGTGCAGGGCGACAAGCCGCACCAGTTCGGTGTCGGTCTCGACGAGCGGGGCCTGCCGCGCTACGACATCAACGATGTGGTGACGTTCCGCAACGGCGCCCAGATCATCCACGACTACGTGTCTTCGGTGACGGTGCGGGACGACCGCGCCAACCGGTTGACCACGACCACCACGATCGGTGATCCGCGCACCGCGAAAGACCCCATTGCCCAGATGATCGGCATGTTCAAGGGCCTGTCCACGGTCGTGCGTTCCATGAATCTTCAAACCTAGGAGGCCACCAGGTGGCGTTGCATGTGATCGCGCCGCACCGCGGCTACAACGGCCCTGTCCAGTTCGGTGACATCACCTTGCAGTTCACCAAGGGCATCGCCCCGGCCGCCCATATCCCAGAGCAGGGTGTGGCGATGCTCAAGGCCAACGGATTCCAGTTCGTCGACATCGTCGGGGGTGTGAAGTGACCGCCCCTGAGCAGGTGATGACGGCCCGCGTCGAATTCCGGTGGGTGCCCAACAGTGATTTGCGGACCGCGAACCGGGCTGTGGTCAAGCTCGAGGGCGGCCAGATGTATGTCGATCTGCCGGTGGGGGAGACCGGCCCGCGAGGGTTACAGGGGGAGAACAAGGCCACGTTCGAGTGGCAGGGCACGGTGGCGAACGTCAACGCCCTGCCCACCACGTACGGCAACGGCGAGATCGGCTACGGCTATGTCGCCGTCGACACGGGGCATGCGCACGTGTGGAACGGCAACACCTGGTTCGACCTCGGGTTGATCCGCGGCGAGAAAGGCGACCCGGGCGGCGCCGCCTCGCTGGAAGTACGCAACGTCTCCGACAGCGCACCCGGAGGATTCGGCGCTGTGTCCATCTCCGGCCCGCCCGGGGATCAGGTCATCGACTTCGTTCTCCCCCGCGGCGAGCAAGGCGACCAGGGCGTACAAGGCGTGCCGGGTATCGCGGGGGCGTTGACGGAGGCCGCGGACTACGACAACAGTGTGCCCCCCGCGCAGGGCCAGACCCTGATCTGGGATCAAGCGACCCAGACGTGGAAGCCGGGCCTGCCCGGCCGGTCGCTGATCGGGCCGTTCACGCTGAACGAGGATGCGTTCGAGGCCACGGAGAACAACATCTCCGCGTCGTCGAAGAACATCGCCAAGTTGACGGTGCCGGCGCAGGACGTGGCGTATCGGCCGGTGGTGTTCTGCGCGACCGCATTGGTGTCAGGGGCGTCCCCGAACCGGGCGGACCTGTTGGTGCGCGCCGGGTCGACGTCAGGGCAGGTGGTGGCGAAGGGTACCGGTTTCTACGGCAACAACACCTTCGCGGTGACCGCCTTGCCGAACTTCGGTCAGGCCCTCACCCCCGGCTCGTCGGTGGGTGTGGTGGAGGCGGGGGTGCCGTGCGATTTCCATGCGATTGCGATCCGCGCTCAGGGCAACGAGCCGTGGGCGTACGGCCCGATCGGCGCGTACATGTCGGTGTGGCTGATGCCGGTGAACGTGGGGTGATGCGTCGTGGCTAAGAGTATGTCTCATTTGGCCAGTTTCTTGAAGCAGGTCAGCGCAGCAGCGAGTTGGAGAAAGGCAGCGAAGTGCTCACCGTGACGTTCGTAGCGCATCGTCAGCCGGCGGTAGCCGCTCAGCC